CATATCTTCTAAGTGAAAACTTTTATCTACATTTATTAATTTATTTTCTGTAATAAGATATAAATCATCACACCATTTAAAATTTTTTTTTATTTTATCAAAATCTTTAATAAATTTTTCATAATTTTCTTTTAATTTATCATCTATTATTTTTTCTTTTTTACCTAATCTTGTTTTGTATTTTCCACTACTTGGAACATTAAATTTACCTCTTTTTAATATTTCTTTTAACTCTTTAATATCATTATTATAATGATGAATTCTAGAAGTTGTAATACCACAAATTACACAATATATATCACGAATACCCATAATATATTAAAAATTAAAAAAAAAATTATAATTTCTGAAAAACAATACTTTCCATTAATAAACTTGTTATAACATATGGATCAGCATTTGAACCAGGTCTTCTATCCTCCAAATAACCCCTCTTATCATTATAAACACTTAAAGGAATTCTAACAGAACAACCTCTATTTCTTACACCATATTTATACTCTTCATAACTACAAGTCTCATTTTTACCAGTTAATCTATTATTATTTCCCTCTCCATATAAATTAATATGTTTCTTATGTGTTAATTTTAATTTTTCACAAGCTTTATAAATATGTTCCAAACCACCCACCTCACGCATTTCTTTTGTTGATACATTTGTATGTAATCCAGAACCAGCATAATCCGCAAATGGTTTTGGTAAAAATGTAACACTACAATTATACTTTTCAGTCACTCTATTCATAATATATCTTGACATCCATAAATGGTCTGAAACCTCCAAAGCATCTACTGCTCCAATTTGATACTCCCATTGACTTGTCATAACCTCAGCATTAGTTCCACAAATACTTATTCCAGCTTCTAAACATTTATGTAAATGTTCTTCAGAAATTTCACGACCATAACATCTATCACCACCCGCAGAACAATAAGAATCACTGTTAAATACTCTGTCAGGTCTCTCCCATTTATATGGCAATCCACTTTTATCTACAATAATATATTCTTGTTCCATTCCAAACCAAAAATCATATTCTTTACATTTTTCATGCATTTCAACACAATTAACACGATTATTTGTTAAATGAATTTTATTATCTTTATCAAATGTTTGACATAAAACTAAATATCCTAAACCAATTCCTTTATAATAAACATTATGAAATGGATTCATAAAAAGTCTCACTGGTCTAATAATTATGTCCGATTCATGTCCTTCAGCTTGACCTGTTGAACTACCATCATAATTCCATTCCGGAATATCTTCTAATTCCAAATTATTTTTTTCACCATTTAAAATTTTAATTTTAGACCTTAAATTTTGATAAGCATCAATCCAAACATATTCTAATAAAATCTTCATATGAATATATATAATTAACCATATATATTTTTTTAAATAAAAAATTGAAATTTAATTGATTTATATTATAAATTAAAAATTATAATGAATTGTCCTGTTTGTTTTGAAAATAAAAATACTACACAATTTTATAATTGCAATCATTCACTTTGTAACGAATGTTATAATAAATGGGTGAATGGAGGTAATATATGTCCAGAATGTAGAGCAGAACCAATAATCAATCATAAAAAATTAATTTTCAAAAAATTTAACACATATAACATAATTTATAACTCAAATTATAACTTAAATTATTATTAAGGTGATTGATTATTTTTATTATAATATGGGACTTCCAATCCATATGTAAATGTTGGATTTTTATATAATGTTCCCCAATTAGTCTTTTGAACTGGAACACATGAACCTATTCCATTATAACCACTTTCCACACAAATACCATCACATGTTTTTCTGCATTTATCAATTCCAAATTCTTTGGGTTGTGAATAATCTATATTATCTATTGAATTAATAACATCATAAGCATTCTCTGTTATTTTATTTTGATCTACTAATGAATTATAAAAATATGTTGTTTCTAAATTATCATTCATTAATTGTTGTTTGTATATTTGATTTTTATTATCCAAATATTTTTGTTGTTCGTCTATTTTTTTTTGTTTATTACTTATTGGCAATGCACCTTGAGCTGATAAACCTCTTCTATTTAATACATTAGTTTGTTCCACTGATGATAAATTATATAAATTTTCATTATTATTTAATCCTGGACCTGGTGGATTTTTATTTATAAATGGATCACTTATATCCACTATCATTGTATTATTATTTTTATTTCCATTTAATGATGATGCTCCTCTAACTTTTATTAAATTATTTTCAACTTTAAAATTTTCATTATTATCAAAATTAAGCAATAAAATTATAATTACTAATAGAACAATGATTAAATTATCAAACATCACTTATATAATATTATATATATAAGTATTTACAATAAAAAAAATTAAATATTTATTTTTTCAATCCATTTAATTTCACCATAAATAATTCCTATTTCTTTTAGCATTTGTTGTTTTGTTTCACAATTACTATCATTTGTTTCTAAATTTTCTATAGTATTCATTAAATTTGTTATTTTTTTTTTTATATCTGGTATTATTAAAATAAGCTGTTCTAATTTTTCTTTATATAATTTTTCTCTAATTGAATATCTCTTAATACAAAAATATTTTTTAAACATTATTATTCATTTACATTTTTTTATTTTAACATCTTATATTTTTGTTTATATTTTAAATATTTTTTTTTATAATAATTTCCACCATTTTGAACGAATACTTCATATTTATTCGAATTTATTGATTTACCAACTTTTTTTATATTTTTATAAAAATTTTTTGATACTTTATATATTTCCTCTTTATTACTTATTTCTATTTGAGGAATTATTACTTCACCAACACCATTTTTTGTTTTTAACACTGCTGTGGGAACACCCTCACTCATATATCTTTTATAAATATCCAAGTGTTTTCTTTTTAATTTATTCTTATCATTTTCATTACTTACTAAAAAACTCTCAAATTTATATTTATTCTTATATCTATTTTTTATGTCTTTATATATGGGCTCAAATTCATAACAAAATCCACATCCCTCATCTTTTAATAATATAATACTGTCCATTACAAAAATCTTAATAATTATATTTAATAAAATTAAATTATTGTATTTTAAAAAATTATGATTGTTGACATTGTTGTTCCATTCCTGGAGGTCCCATTCCTGGTGGTCTCATTCCACTTCTACTACGATGTTTAAAAAATCTTTCTTGTTCTTCAGCTTCTTTATTTTCATTATTATAATCACTTATATCTTTCATTTCAATAATTTCATAATCATTATTTTTATCTACTCTATAATTATTAATAAAATCATCAAAATCCTTATAACTTAATTGACCCTTTGGATAAATATACTCAAATTTAATTACTAAATTACCACTTGAATATTCATTTGGCAATCCCAACTTTTCAATAACTCTAATATCTCCTTGCTTTATTATATCTTCATTTTTAATTAAATAAGTTTTACCATTTGGATGTTCCAAATATAATTTATCACTACATAAACCATCTTTTATATTTATCATATAATTATAAATTATATCGTGCTTTTTAATATTATAATTTTCATTCTCTTTAAATTCTAATTTAATATGTAAATCATCATCTCTCATAGTTTCAAAATTATAATTGCCCTTTTTTCTTAATATTATGGGTGTCATATAATCTGCTCTTTTATTTATTTTAATTATTAATTCTTCAGGCCTTTCTACTATACCCTTGCCTTTACAAGTTTCACATTTTGAACTTTTCTTCATTCTTCCTGTTTGCTTACACTTATTACAAGGGCTTTGTATTTGCTGTATCATTGGACCTCTTTGAATTATTCTAATATTAATACCTCTTCCATCACATTCATTACATTTTTTTATTTCAACATCACATTTATCACATTTTTTTTGTGATTTTATTTTTACTTTTTTATTTAATCCCTCAAAAATATTTTCAACTGTTATTTTTATTGGAACCTCCTTAATTGTTTTAATATTTTCATTATTATTATTATTCATATTCATCCCACCAAATCCTTTAAATAAATCTTCAAATGGATTAAAACCACTCATATCTGGAATATTATCCATATTATCACCATATCTATCATACTTGTCTCTGGTTTCCTTATCAATTAAAATATTATAAGCCTGTGATATTTCCTTAAATTTTTCAGTTGCTTCTTCAACATTTTTTGGATTTTTATCTGGATGCCATTTTGTGGCTAATTTTCTATAAGCTTTTTTAATTTCACTTTCATCAGCATTTTTTTTAACACCCAATGTATCATAATATGTTTTTTTTTCCATAATATAATATTTATGTAATACATTTTAAATATTTTTAAATACCTCTTTTCAATAAATAAAATAATTTTAAACTTTCTTTTTCATTCAAAGAAAATTTATCAAATGGGTGTTTTTTAATTCTTCTTTTTTTATTACAATGTTGAACATTGTCATCATAAACACAATTATTTTTGATGCAAATTTGATTGTAATTTATTACTTCAATATATGAAGACAAAATATAACATATGTCAGTAAGCATAATTAAAATTGATATTGCACTTTTATTATTAACCATCAATAATTATTTTTTTCAATTTTTATTATAATTATATGACATTTTATAAAGTGTATAAAATATATTCAAATAACAGTAATAAATATTATATTAATTATACAGAAAAAACAGTATTAACTGCCATTTTAAATAAATTTATCCTTGATTATAAAACATTTTTACTTGATAAAAATTCATCTTTTAATCCAGTATTTAATACAATTGATAAAAATGATATTAGCATACAATTATTGGAAAAATTTGATGATTTAAATATGACTAATAATTTTATATTAGAACATAAAAATAATAACACACATATTATTTCTGAAAATAATGAAATTATTAATAAATTACAAAATATTAATGTTATTAAAATTAAAAGAAATAGAAAAGATTATCATAAAAAATATTATTCAACAAATAAAGATGAAAATAAAATAAATGATCAAAATAAAAAATATTATCAAAATAATAAAGATAATATTAAAAATAAAATTAATACTATTAATAATAATAACAAAATAATTAAAAATACAAATAAATCCAAAAATATTTTTGATTTAATAGAACAGTATTAAATTTTTAAATTTTATTTTTCTTCATAATTATATAATAAATAACACAATGATTTTTATATAAAACCAATTCATTTATATATCATTAAATTTAACATATTATTATTATTTTTTAAAACTTGTAAATTAAAATTATTCATTCTTAAAATATTAAATTTATTTCACAATATTACAATGAAATTTGTGTTTTTATGTAAATTTTTACATGATATATTTTATTTATATTTTTTATATTTAAAAATATAAATATTAATTACTAATATAATAATGAATGTTTGTTCCATATGTTTTGATGATGATAATTTAATTAAAACAAATTGTAATCATTATTTTCATTTAGAATGCATTAAACAAATTATTTTTCCAAAATGTCCTTGTTGTAAATCTGATTTAACTTTATTTCTTAATAATAATAACATTTCTAATAAAAAAATTAAAAATAATATTAAAATAGAACAAAACCGATTATTTATTCAAAATATAAATACTAATTTATTGTCAACAACCGATAAATATAATATTATTTGTAATAATATCAAACTAAATAAACAAAAATGGAAAAATATTATCAAATCAATAGTTATTCCATATGTTCAAAATAATAAAACACTTTTATTAAATTATTCTATTATGAGATATTTTTTTAAATTAGATGGTATTTTTATATATTATTGTGATTTAAAAGAACTTATAATTAATTTATTTTTTGGATATACAACCAATGTTTTACAATGGGTTGAAAAAGATGATTTTAATAAAAATAAACATATTAAAAATTTTATAATAAATCTTTATAAAGAAATAAAAGACAATTTTATTAATAAAGTTGGAGTATTATTTATTATTAATGATACAATTAATAATAAAAAATTTATATTCAAAGAAATTTTTTACAAAAATACTCCTAAATTAAAATATATGTATTACAGTAATATTATTAAAAGTTTATTAAATTTAGAATTAGAAAAATCAAATTTAAATAAAATTATTAATCCAGAATATAAATATTTGAAAAATTTAACAAATTTCAAAAAACAAAAAATATTACAATATCATAATTTTACTAATTTTATTAAACATAAGATTAATAATATATTTATTAAATATTTTAACAAAAATATTACTGGATTGGTTGAAATTAGATATAATTCCAAAATTATCACATTTGAAATTATTAATAATGATATTATTGTTTATAAAAATAAAACAAATAATCAAATATTATCCATTAAAAACTTTAATGATTTTCTGATTGATAATATTGATTCTAATGAAACATTTATTATTATATATTTATTAGATAAATATTTATTAAATAATAATTTAAAATATTTATTTGGTTATAGTTTATCAAAAATAGATAATATTTATCAAATAAATAAATTAAATAATAATACTTTAGAAAGTTATTTATTTCAAGAATTTAATGGAAAACATATTCTCAAAAAAAATTTATTATTTAATTATAAATATTTATAAAAATTATTAAAAAATTTAATGATGTTTAGAACAATTTAACCAACCTCTACTTATATGATGTTCTGTATTTAAAAACAATTCATCAAAATTAACTTTTGTTATCGTTCCATTACTATTTGAAAAAAATAATTTTGATATTTTTACTTTTTTATTATTATATAATTCCTTTGCACAATTATAACAAGGTTGAGAATTTGTTATTTCGCCTAATGAATTATATTTTATTACATATAAATCTAATACTATTTTCTTTTTAATTTTAAATTTTTTTATTTTATAACTAATTTTTTTAAAGCATCCATTTCAGCATGAGTGCCAATATGTTTATTATTAAATCTTATTCTATTTGAATTTATTCCTATAGTTCTTTTTATATTAAGTGTTTCATTGAACGCCTTTTTTACAATTTACCTTTGTTGTCATAAAAGCAATATGTTTATGTGTAGAAGGTTCGGTTCTTTTCTTAAAACCTTCTTCTATTAAAAAATTAGTTACAGTCTCCATACTATTGTTATAGATTAATTCTTTAATATGTTTTTATTTAAATATAATTTTGTATAATTCATTTAAATGAATACAAAACAATTTTTTTTTACAACCGATAATTCAAGCATCAACTCTTCATCATTAGACGATATTAGTTTATCTACTACAGAAGAAGAATATACAGCATCAAATACACTAAAATTAAAAAAAATCAAAAAATCAAAAAATAATATTGAAACAAACAATGAAAACAATATATCCTCATTAACCAATAACCACGAACTACATCAACCTTCTGGAACTACCAGTATTTCAAAAATTGACAATAAAGTTTTTAGTATGAAACCTCGTGAAGTAATATCTTCTGATAATTCCCAAGAAGAAAGCAATGATGATACTCAAGAAGAAAGTAATGATGATACTCAAGAAGAAAGTAATGATGATACTCAAGAAGAAAGTAATGATGATACTCAAGAAGAAAGTAATGATAATACTCAAGAAGAAAGTAATGATGATACTCAAGAAGAAAGTAATGATGATACTCAAGAAGAAAGTAATGATGATACTCAAGAAGAAAGTAATGATGATACTCAAGAAGAAAGCAATGATGATACTCAAGAAGAAAGTAATGATGATACTCAAGAAGAAAGTAATGATAATGGATTAGAATTTAATAATATGGATGATTTAATGTCAAATTTTAATGGAATATTTAATGTGATGTTTAATAATAATAATTTGTCTGATGAAAAAATAAATTTTAATGAAATCAATAAAAATGTTAATAAGATGTTTGGTGGAAATAATAATGGAGAATTTGATATGGGTAATTTATTGAACAATGTAAATATGAATAATATAAATATTGAGGATATAATGAAAAATTTTAAAAATGATGATATTGTTGAATTAAATGAAACAAGTCTTAAATCAGAAAATTCTCTTGATGATTTTTTGAAATGTGAAAGTGATAGTGATAATTTTAATGAATTGGAAGATTTTTTGGAATAAAAATCAATGAAATTATTTAATATCAAAAAAATGGAGTTTGAGTTAAAATCAGTTTTGATTTTTGATAAAAATAGTCTTATTCAACTAGACAATTATTATTTAAATAAAATCATTGATATATCACATAAAACTTATAAAAATAAATATTGGTTTAAACCATGTAATATAGAGATTAATTTTTTTTATTATTTATATATAATATTTATATATGAGTTCAATTTGGGATAAATGGAAAGAAACAAAAATAATATATCCAAAAAGAAAACATTTAAAATTAAAAGAATTGGATAAAATACCATATTATAATGAAAGTAATGAAATAATAAATCATAAAAAATTTGAAAGAGAAGAACAATATATAAGTAATGATTATATAAATCCAGATATGAATGTTTTGGAATTAGGTGGAAGATATGGAACTGTGAGTTGTGTTATTAATAATAAACTTGAAAATCCTAAAAATCATGTAGTTATAGAACCAGATATAACGGTTATAGATGCTCTTAAAAAAAATAAAAAAAGTCATAAAAGTAAATTCAAGATATTAAATGTAATAATATCAAATAAAAAAATGAAAATTAATAAAAAAGGTTATGCTACAACTGTTTCATTAATTAAAGATGAAAATGAAAATGAAGAAATTATTAAAAATTATTCATTAAAATACATTATGAAAAAATATAAAATAAATTTTAATGCTTTGGTGGCTGATTGTGAAGGTTGTTTATGTAATTTTATTGATGAAAATGAGAAATATATTAAAAATTACAAAATTGTGATTTTTGAAAGAGACATGCCTGACGATTGTAATTATAATTTAATAGATGAAAAATTAGAAAAATGGGGATTTAAATTAATTATTAAAGGTTTTGTTTGTGTTTGGAGAAAATAAAAATTAAAACAATTTGTTTTAAATAAATCACAAAAATATAATGAAAATCAAAAGGATTAATTAAATAATTTTTTTACAAATTAAAAATAATTGGTTTTTCTTCTTTAAAACTATTAGAATTTATTCTTTCTAATTTTATTTCATTATTATTATTTTTTAATACTAAAAAATCTTCAGCTAATTCATTTAACACTGGACTTTCATAATAATATGATTGATGTTTTTGAAAATAATATTTCACTGTTTCTAAACCAGTTTTATCTCTTTCATTTAATGGTATTCTTAATATGTGTGATATTTCATCACTTAACATTTTAAAATTTAAATAACTATTTAATGATTTATTCATTGTTTCTCCTATTTTTTTTAATTGTTCTATTGATGCTAATATAGAACAAAATATACTTAACAATCCAGTTCCAACTGATACATAAATATAATATTCTTTTGGAATATAACTTGCATTTGATAAATTTATTACACCAACAATAGATGATAATATAATCACTGGTATTTTATATTTGTCTCTTTTTTTTGTATATTCTATAAATAATTTATGATATTTTTTATATAATTCATTTGAATATTGTTGAAGTAATAACAATTCTTCTTCATGTTTTTCATCCCATTCCATTTAATTTCTTTATATGTTTAATTATTTAATATAAAATATTTACATATTTATATTTGCTTGTAAAATTTTACTTTTTATTACATCCACATCTAAAACTTTCAACAGATTTAACATTATTTAATTCATCATCAACAATTTCATCCATTTCTTTAACTCTATTACCATTTACATCATATGGATGGTTCATATCATATGCAATTGTGTCAGCATATTCTACTTGTTGAGATGGTTTAATATCATAAATATATGAGTCTAACATGGGACTAACAGTATTAGAATTCATTTGCATATTAACTCCTCCAGAAAATCCTTCACTCACATCTATTTTTTTATAAAGTAAAAAAATCACTGCTAACAAAAGAATAATTAAAATCATATTATATAATTATAAATATTATAAAAATATTTATAATATTAAATAAAAAAAGAATACTTACAATTTTTCATTGCTATAATAAGTATTTAAATCAACCAATGTATATTTTAATTCACCATTAATATCCTCAATAGTCCAACCAATGTGAGATGCCAATTTACCATCTTCTAATAAAAATGTAATAATCGGCTGATTGTCATTATACTTTCCAATTATTTCAGTTCTTGGAGATTTTCCAGTTGAATTTTTTATATCATTCGACATTTGAGATATTGAATCTTTTGGACTTAATCTCACAAAATTTAATTTAATCTCATTGTTACTTAATTTATTAATTAATGAACCATCACCACTATCTTCAACCTCATCAACCTTTTCTTTATTTTTAACTTTTAATGTTCCAGAATATTTTAAATTATTAAAATTTTCATCATAGGAACTATGAATTTTATATAAATCTTCTAAACAATATTGTTCTGGCTTACAACAAAATACACATTCATATGATAAAGTTTCATTTGAATTTAAATTTTCTAATTCAATATCCTCTGTATATTTATGAGGCTTTGCTAGTAAATGAGTATTAAAATTATTATTTCTTATAAATGTTTCTAAATCCTGAAATGTTCTATTATTATCATTTTTCATCCATCCAAGAGAAGAACAAATAAATGTTTCTTTATTAAAATTAATATCAGATTGTTTTAAATTATATAAAGCAATATCATCCTTTGTTTCATTTTCATTTATCTCATCATATAAAACTCTTAACATTGTAATAAAATTTTTATAAAAATTATTTTTTAAATGTTTTATTATTCCTTTATTAATTTTTCAATATCGGATATTTTATTTAAACATCCTTTTTTAATATTAAATAATTTTGATAATCTTTCATCTGTTATAAAATATTCATTTATTTTTAAATTATTATCTATAATATGTGAAATAAAATAATCATATAAATTAAAATTATTTATTTCAATAAACTCATCAAATATTTTTAAACATTCATTATCATTTACTTTAAATTTTACTTTAGTAATATTTAATTTTTTTGTATTATCTTCAATTATTTCTGTTAATGATTTAATAACATCATACATTCCTGAATTATAATTATTTTTTTCTTCATATAATTTTAAATTATCAACTGTTAAATCATAATTATTTATAATTATTTCATTTATCACTTCATGCATATTATGTGTTATTCTATTTTTTGACATTAGATATGAATTAAATATTTTATTTGTTATTTTTGAACCATTTTCCACAAAATAATTAATTATTGTTTTGTTTTTTTCATTTAAAAATATTTGTTCTAAGTTTTCTTCATTCAATTCAAAATTAAAAGTATAAACATCAAAAAATTCCAACATATTTTTTTTTAAAATATGTTTTAAAATTTTATTATTCATCTTAATACCATAACTTTCAAAATTATTTAATATCATTCCATGATTTATTAAATTAATTACATCAACATCACTTAAAATAAAACCTTTTAAATAATAAAAATATAATACTTTTTCTAAATCATTTTTTTTTAAAAATGGCTCATTTATTTTTATTTTAAATGATTTTTTTATTAAATTTTGTTCAAAACAAATATCTAAACATTCCACAAAATAATTCACATCAAAATCGTTTTCAACATTCCATTCACAATCATTTATATATTTAGACATACAATTCAATAAACATTTATCATCATAATTTTTATTTTTTTTTAAATATAATACTTTCAAATATTTCACGATATTTTCATTTTTTATATTATATTTATTAACAACATTTTTTAATTCATCATTTTCTTTTAACATCAAATATTTTATTATTACTTTTCTATTAAAACAATTTAATTTATTACAATACACATTAACAATATTAATCATTAAATTATTATCATACATATAATCCATTAAACCTCTTTTTTTAATAAATATAATAAAACTATCATATCTACAATTCGTAAATAATTTATAAAATACCTCAATATCTTTCATTTCATTTTTTACAAATATTTCATAAATATTATTTAATTTATTTGTGTTTATTTCTATATTATTACTTGAATTTTTATTATTTAATATTTTACCTGACTTTTTATAATCATATAATATTTTTAATAAATGAACTGTTTTTTCTAAATCAAGTTTAAAATAATGATGTTTAATAACTATATTTTCATAACACTGTAAAACATCACGAATTATGTATGTATTGTAAGTGTCATTTATTTTATTATAAACTGAATTCAAATTAATCATTTTTAAATTAATTTAAAATATAAATAAAAAATAAAATTTAATTTCAATTTTTTTTAAATATCATCAAAATCAATATTTTCATTATCCTCATCTAATATTTCGTCTTTAATAGTGTCAAATTGAATAATATCACTATCGTCTTTATTATCTGATAATTTTGATTTAAATAACTTTATAATATCATCTGGAGGATCAGAAAAAGCTAATAAATCACATTTCATTTTTGTGCTGTCACAATCAACTCTCAATGAAACAACCACATTTGAACCAACATCTAAACGATTTTCACCCCTACTTGATCTATTTAATTTATTACAAGACTTTCCAATTCTTTCAATATTATCACTGCATAATACATAATATCTTTGATCTCCTAATTTTTTTGTAATTTGAGCAAATAACTGACCATCATCCAAAGCATCAGCCATTAATATTTTTCTATTCATTTTTTTATTTCCTTGCTTTTTAGCTTTATTACCACCTGTTTTATTTTTTGGCATGATTATAATATATATTATTAATTGTTTCTTAATTAAATATTATTTATATAAATTATTAATTTTATTTTTCAATTTTTTTAGGTCTTCCACGCTTCTTTTTAGGAACTTCAATATTTTTTTCATCATCATCAATATTTTTTTTTTTTTTTTTTTTTTTTTTTTTTTTTTTTTTTTTTTTTTTTTTCTTTTTTCTTTTTTTTAGTTTTTTCTTCTTTAACATCAACTTCTTTATTAATATCAACTTCTTTAACATCAACTTTTTTATTAATATCAACTTTTTCAATATCAACTTCTTTAATATCAACTTTTTCAATATCAACTTCTTTAATATCAACTTTTTTATTAATATTTCTTCCATCATTTAAATTATTCATATTAAAATTAGAATAAATATGTGACAATTTAGTGGAATTAAATTCTATTGATTGATTGGCTAAATCTCTTCTTTCATTTTTAGATTTCTTAATATGAGCTAATCCAACATCAATATCTTTTTCAAAAACAGTATATAATTGAACCAACATACCACTTATTGTTATTGTGGGGTTCCATTCATCACTGTGAAAACCTGTAATACTTAAACATATTTTTCGATTAATTTCAAATCTACCATTTGGTGTTAAAAACATAAAATCTGGAGGACTAAAAGGATAATTTTTAGATAATATTATTTTTCCTATATATTGACCTCCTTTATAATCAGTGTCATGCTGACCATAAATTAAAAAATAAAATAATAACATATCATTTTCATCTTGATAAGATGTTATATATGATATATTATTTTCATTTTCTAAAATTTTTAATTCTCCTTTAAGTCTCTTTTGTTGCTTTATGGCTAATTTGCTCATTTTCAATATATTAAATTATTAAATATTGTTTAATTCATATTTTCAATTTTTATTTTAAAAAAACTAATTAAAGAAATGGCATTAATTAATTTTATAATGGAATCAACAAGTGAAATGCAAAACAAAAGTGAAATGAAAAACAAAATTGACATGCAAGACAGAAAATTTATCTTTTACACAAGCTTCAATGAAAGTAATACAGATGAAGATGTTAAGAATGTTGTAGATAATATTAAGCGTTTTAAGAGTGAAACTAATAGTTTTGTTAAGTATAACTATGTTAAAAATGCGTTTGTTAGATTACTTAACAAGGATGATAAAGAAACTAAACAATCAAACTCTCATATTTATTTTAAGTTAAAAGTATCTGAAATTGCAAAGTTTAAAGAATATCATCCTAATTTCTCTAAATCAAAATTCTTTACTCATTCTACTTATGAATGTACTGATGAAGAAAAAGAAATGTTAATTAATTCTAAAAATTCATTTTTGAATATTTATTATGATAAAGAAAATAATGTTTTCAATATTAAATCTAATACAACTAAGAATTCTCATTTTTATTTGTTTAAAAAGATTTTTATTGAAAATGGTAAAAAAATGGATTTTACTAAATTCAAATATGTCAGAAATGATAAAGATTAAAAATTTCATTTAAATTTTTGAAATATATAAAAATTTTTTTTTAATTAATAATTTAATTTAATTAAATTATTTTGTTAAATTATTTTGATAATAGTCATTAAAATTAATAATTTTGCAATCAAATGATGTTTTAATAATAGTTTGTTTGCTAATATCATTAGTATTTGATGTATTAATTAAATTAATTGACAACCCTTTTTTTCCAAATCTTCCACTTCTGCCAATTCGGTGAATATATTTAGAAGGATCATTGGGCAAATCAAAATTAATAACCAAAAACAAACTTGGAACATCAATTCCTCTTGCCAATAAATCAGTTGAAATTAAACATTTAAATAGACCTTTCTTAAAATCTCTAATAATTTCATTTCTAACTTCTTTTTCCATTTGACCGTGAATTATTCTAATATCACTTTCAGTATAATCTGATGAATTACATAATTCTTCAAAAATATATTCAATTTTGTCAATTGTGTTTCCATATATCATAAATTGTTCTATTTCAAGAGTTTTTACTAAATCTTTTATAACTAGTAATTTGTCATCTTCATTTTCACAATTAATATATGTTTGTTGAATTCCTTCTAATGTCATTTCTTCCTGTTTTAATAAAATTTTTAATGGATTTTTCATAATTCTATTTGATAATTCTAAAACTTCATTTGTCAATGTTGCTGAGAAAAAACAAGATTGCATATTTGATGACATTAACTTATATATTTCTTTCATTTTTTCTTTAAATGAACCCGATAATAATTCATCAAATTCATCAATAATTAATAATTTAATAGATGAACTAATATTCTTGTTTGATTTTAATACATCTTCTAATCTTCCTGGTGTTGCAATAATTATTTGACACATTTCATTTTCATCAGTTAATTCTCTGATATTCTGATCTCTTGGAACACCACCAACGGTTAATGAAATTCTAAAATTTTTCATAAATGAAGTTAAAGCAGAACATAATTTATGCGTTTGTAAAGCTAAATCACCGGTTGGTGAAATAATAATAACTTGAGGTTTATTTAATGTTAAATCAATTGATTGAACAGCACCAATAATAAAAGCTCCAGATTTACCTGAACCTGATTGAGATTGTAATAATAAATCTCTACCTTCAATCATAGGCTTGATTCCATATTTTTGAGGTCTTGATGGATTTTCATATCCATAACTTGTAATACCTCTTAATAATTCTATATTAACATCATCACAAATATCTTCAAATTCATTAATTTCGGTTCCTTCTAATTCTTTAGAAATAAATAATAAATCTTCTGTTTCAACTAATCCTTCTTCATTTTTTAGTAAATCATATAAATCTTTATTGTCTTTGCAAGCATCATCCAATGAAAAGTTGGAGTTGGAAAACCTTCCACCCCTTCTATTTTGTTTGTAACCGTCGTTTCTTCGTTGATTATTATACTCCATATTATTGATTATATTATTATTATCTTAAGTTTATTATTTATTTTCAATTTTTTTTTAATTATAAAAATTGATTAAAATATTAATTATTACATTAAATATCAAAAATGTCAATAACAAATAATAATTTTGTGTCATTTGATAAATTACATTATATTAATGTAGTTATTAATAAACAAATCGCATATTTTAAAATACATTATTATAATGAAGATAATATGAAAACATTTTTAGAATTATTCAAAGATATTGTACTATTTTTACATAAAAACAATATAATGAATATTAGACAAGAAATTTCCATTAATGAAATTTCATTATTTAAAAATAGTTCTATATATGAAAGAATAAACAATGAATTTGTATATATGGAAACAAATATTAATAATTTTGTTGATGAATTTTACTCAGTATTAGGATTAAAATAACTTTTTTTTTTATTATTATTTTTTATGGATGAAACAATTAATGAACTTTTTATTAATAAAACAAATGAATATAAAAACTATAAATGGGATAATATAAAAAATTATTTTATTAATATTTGTAACAATATAATTAAAAATATTAATAATAATAATGTAAATGATTTTATATTTAATTATTACAAATTTTATATATCTTATAATTTATACATAAATCATCTTTTTTATTTAGATAAAGATATTAATAATGAAATATTACTTATAAATAAACAATTAAGAATTGATATCAACATAACCAAATTCTTATTTAAAAATAAAAATAATAATGATATAAAAGAAATTGTCAAATATATATATCCATTTTACTCATCCAAATCAAATAATAATTTAAAACAAGTCAATACATATATTAAAAATTATGAATACTTGAGAAATAACGAATACACAAAATCAATTGATAAAATATTAGAATTAATATTATTTAGATACAAAATATGTAATATTAATGGCTGTGATAATTATCATTCTTTTTTTGTAAAAAAAATACTCAATAAAAAAACATCTCCTAACTTCAAAAAATTTATTAAAATAATACCTAAAAAACATAATTTATTTAATTTTAATATTAAAACAGATAATAAAACTATTAATATTGATATTGATAAAGTTATTATTCAATGTATCAAACAATTAAAACCAGAAATACACAAAAATAAACAATTTAAAAAAAAAAAAAATAATACTTACGTCATTAATATCAATAATGATATAATTGAAATTATTATTGATAAAAATAGACAACAATGCATAACTAACCACAAAAATAATTTAACTGAATTATATTCTAACATTAATAAATTAAATAATATACAAGTATTAAAAGATACTAATAATCATATTATTATTTATTTTAATACAAAAAATATTAATAATTTAGGTTTATTACTTAATATTATTCATTTTATAACTATTGCATTCAAAACAATTGATAATAATCCATCCAATATTAATGAAATTAATAATCGTGTCCCTTTCACCAATTATTATTATTTATCATTCTGTATATTTATAAATTTTGTTAAAAATGAATTTGATAATAAAAATATTTACCAATCATATCTATTAGAATTAATAAAATATTTTTATATTTATTCCATTTATGATTATTACTTTTATTATGATAATAATACACTACAAAAATTAGAAGAAAATAATAATAATTTTATTAATATTTGTAATGCCATTAAAAATGATTTTAATATTCCAAAAAATATCTCAAATTATCCACCATTTAATGTTATTGATATTGAAGATATAAATCAACCCATTTATTACTCATATGAAATTCCCAATTACTTTAAATTATTTGATTTAATTAACTCTCTCATTGATATTTATAACATAACCAATTATAATAATTTTGATGATATCATTAAACAGATATTTAATATTACAAAAAATAATAATCCAAATATCAAATCATACAATAAAAAAATTATTTCTAAAGCACAAATTAATAAAAATATTGATATTAATTATACAGAATTAGATGAAGATAATCAATACCTACTAAAAATATAAAAATTCATTTTAGTATTTCAGGTAAAATAGTCATGATTTCTTTTGGTTCAAATTTAATACCAAACAAATCACAAATGTCTCCTTCAAACACATTTTCTTTTTCCACATCCCAAGTGTAAGGATTACCAACAGGATTAACAAATTTAGAAGTATTATAATATTTCTGTGAATTCCTTATAGCTTGCTCTTCCAAAAGTTTCTTTCTGTATAAAGGAATACTTGGCTCCTTCTTTGAAACTTTTTTTAATTTGTTTGATTTTGTCATTTTCGTATATTTTAATTATAAATATTTAAAGCACACAAAGAAATTATTTTTCAATTTTTTTTAATTAAAAAAATATTACTAATAAATATTATGGATTTTTATAAATGTTGTAATTGTGGATATAATATTATCAATAAGGAAAATAAAGATATTAATGTTAATAAAATTAAAATAAATAATGATAAAAATAATAATATTAAAGAAGTAAAAATTAATAAAGAAATATTGGATATTATTATTTTTCTTTAATAAATAAATTATAAATTAACTAAAACAATATCTTTAAAATTTAATTTTGACGAAAATCCATATTTAAAAATTATGCAACCATTTCCCAATTGTTCCACATATTTTTTTGATTGTTTTTTTATATTTTTTTTATTAAAATCTGTATTTGCTCCATAAAAATTTTTAGCATCAATCCAATTAACTTTTTTATTATTTACATACATCTCACTTAATATTAAAAAATCTGGAGTTATAAATTGTTCTCTTAGTTCATTTAGTTTTTCTGTTTTTTCATTATTTGATAATTCTTTATTTCTTTTTATATTATTTATTTTTTTTTTTTCTTCAATATGTAATTGTTCTTCTGTTTTATATTTTACACCCTTTTCAATCAAAATTTTTTCAATATCTTCTTCAAAATTAATAGAAGCCTCTTTTATTTTTGTTTCATTAACAAATCCATATTTATCATTCTCCAATCCCAATTCAAATTGTTCTTTATCATACTCATTCATTTTATTTGGATTTTTAAATAATTTAGATATTTCCTTATTTGTCAAACCTCTATGTTTTAATATCATTCTCATAATATTTATTGGCGAAGCTCCATATTCATTAGATATTTGTATTATATTTTTATTCAAATAATCATTTGATATTTCTGTTATTTTACTCATTATTTTTGAATATCTTATTAACTGATTATTTACAATAATTGATTTCTTTAAAGAACATATTAAATTTATAATTAAATTACCATCAATATCAATTATCTTATTGAATATTTCATTTGTTATTTCTCCATAAGGATATTCACAATCAAACAATATTTCCACTATTTTATTCTCTACTATTGTAGATATAATATTTTTTTCAAAAGTTAAAGTAATCATTTTTAATATTTATAATTACTTGCTAAAATAAAAATATTCAATTTTTAATAAAAATTTACTATATTCTCCACTAAACTTCTTAATTCATAAATAATTGGATTTTCTAAATAAATGTCTTCATCAATCACTTTATGAAATATATTACTTTCAATATCTAATTTATATATTTCATCTTCATAATAAGGACAATAATCCGCACTGCTTTTTAATATTTTATTTTTTAATGTATAATATTCATTTCCTATGTTATATATAAATATATAATCTTTCAAATGAATTAATGAAAAATCTTTAAATTCAATAATTTCATTATCAAATACATAATTATTTTGTTTTAAAAATTTTACATTACTTTCTTTCATATTAAAATTATTAATGCAATAATTCAAATTATTACAATATAATGTATTTAATTTAGAAATGGCTAAATTAATTAAAAAATTATTATTTATTTCCATTTTATTTATTTCATTTATCATTTTGATATTTATAAAAATGATATCATTAATATTAAATATATCTTCAAAATATAAACCATTTTTAAATAATACTACAAACCATTTTTTATTATTTAATGTAATCATTAAATTAGTATTCTTCATTATATACTCATTTATTATCTCATAATATCTAATAAAATAATTATTAATAATTTTTTCATCATAATTTTTTAATATATACTCTTTAATATTATTTTCATCTTCTAAATAATATTTTTTTTCATCTTCATTTATAAAATTAAAATTATCTTTAATTATATTAAAATCTTTAATATATATAACCTCCATAAATAGTTATATTGTTTATTATTTAAATACAAAAAAAATTGAAAAAATAAATCTCTGGATGATATATAATAATTTAATTATAAGTTAGTTTATTGAAAAATCAAACGATGCAAGCTACTGATATTTTTAACCAAAAGAAACATTCAGCCATTGATAATGGTGATGGAAGTATCCTTGTTAAGGGAGATTTCTATTCACGCAAAACAATGGTTTTTGATAGTGAGCTATATAAGTATAGTACAAAAATATTTAGAGAAGAAGAAGGATATTTTGGAACCTTAACGAAAACAACAGAACTTGTTGTCTATACTGTTTTCTCACTTACTGATTACCGTTTTCAAATGGTTCAATTTCAGTCTGGTGAAGAAACATATGAACAGAAGCCTGCATTTGTCTCTAAGATGATGAAAGAAACATACGATGGAGAAGAATATGACTCTGTCAATTGCTTCTTTTATGGAGAAGTTTCTTGCCGCATTGATCCAATGATCCTTTTCAAGAGTAAGAAACTTCAACATTTCAAGGGCATTGGAGAGAACGGACACCAATTCTTTTTTCCGAGAGAATAATTTTTTTATTGAGAAACTTTTATAGACATTTATTTAATAAAATATTTTATTTAACTACATAAATTCACCTTTTGTTTTTCCATAATATCTATTAGCATATCCTTGTTTTATCATTAATTCATTAATATTAATTTCTTCAATAAATAATGTTGCTAATGGTCTTCCATATTTGTCATTTTTTAAAAAATTAATTTTTATAACTTTATCTAATATTAGATTTTCTAAAAATTGTTTTGCATCTTTTGCTTTTTTTATATGTTCTTCTCTATTAGGTAATGATTTTAATGGTCTCATTTCTGGAGTGTCTATTCCATGCAATCTTAATTTAATTTCTTTTAATTCAATATTTTTATCTTTATTATTATCACTTAATAAATCTATTTTATTTTTATTAATCATATTATAAATATGTTGTTTTATTGGTAATAATATTGTTATAGTATCTCCATCATAAACAGATTTGACATAACAATTAGCACTAATATTATCTAAATCATATTTAGATGTTTTTTCATTATTTAACTTAAATACTTTTTTGAAGCAACAAAACATTATTACATATTAAATATATTTAATTATTTATATTTCAATTTTTATATAATATTTGTTGCTATTTTCATCATATTTTCTATTTCATTAATCATATAATCATTATTTATATAAATATCATTACTTCTTCCAGATAAAACATCCATCAAAGAAGTATAATGTGAATAATTCCATCCAATAAACCAAAAGCTTTTTAAATTAATTATTTCATTTGTTTTTATATAATTTTTAATTTTATCATATGAACCAGAAAAACTTATGTTATTCAATAATGTATTATTTTTAATATTTGGATTGTTATACCAAGGATGGTTATTGTTTATAGCTATAAAAGCATTCCTATATTGTAATATACCAAAACAAGGATATTCTTCATTTTCATTGTGTAGTAAAAAAAAAGTTGATTTTTTAATAATCATATATAATATAAAGATTTAAATATTATATTATACATCTTAATATGTCTGGTTATTTAGAAATTATCCTTGGACCTATGTTTTCAGGTAAAACAACCAAATTAATTAATATCTATAAAAAAAATAAATTCTGTAATATACCCGTATTAGTCATTAATTATAAAGATGACAATCGTTACAGTGAAG